AGGCTCATCTGGTGAGCCTCAAGTACTTTATAGAGCATATAGGCGCTAGTCCTGCCGCCACTGAAGGAAATGCAGGTTGGACTGTCAATTTTCAAGGGGTCTGCCATTTATTTTCAATCATTTGTTAAAAAGTTGTTGACACTGTATCACGAACCTGTGATATACTGCAAGCACGCTTCGAACTGAGTCCAGACGGAAGCGCAAACAGTAAGGAGAGCCACATGGCTATATCGTTAAAACGTACCGGCGGCTTGAGTGCCAACGGTGTTAAGTTGCTTGTCTACGGGCAGGCTGGTGCGGGTAAGACAAGTCTGATTAAGACGCTGCCAAACCCTGTTGTATTGTCTGCTGAAGGTGGTTTGTTGTCTATCCAAGACGCTGATCTGCCTTACATTGAGATTGCCTCGATGGACGATCTGCGCGAGGCTTATAGTTGGGCTTTGGAGTCCGAATACAAAAGCATTGCGCTAGACAGCATTAGCGAAATTGCTGAAGTTTGTTTGAACCATGAAAAGAAGGTCAACAAAGACTCTAGAGCCGCATACGGTGCTATGCAAGAGCAGATGGCTGACATCATTCGGGCATTCCGTGACATCCCAGGCCGTCATGTCCTTATGACCGCCAAGTTGGAAAAGACTCAGGATGAAATGGGGCGGGTGCTGTATAGCCCGTCCATGCCAGGCAATAAAACAGGCCAAGCACTGCCTTACTTCTTTGACGAAGTTCTGGCGCTGCGGGTTGAAAAAGATGCCGAGGGGAATACCCAACGCGCCCTGATGTGCGACTCTGATGGCCTGTGGTTGGCAAAGGATCGCAGTGGCAAGCTGGGTGCATGGGAAGCGCCAGACTTGGGCGAGATTATTGCAAAGATTGGGGATGTAGCATGAAAATCAAAACAAAAATCCATATTTACTTTTCTAAGTATTCATGGGAACCAAAAGGCGAATACCTTGTTCTTTACGTAAAGATAGAGGAAGCTGAACACCAGACTTATGTGTGTTCGCAAGAGATTGAAATTGAAATTCCAGAAGACTTTGACCCTCGGGCGCAGCAAATCGCTGCTTTAGAGGCAAAGAAAATCAAAACAATGGCTGATTACCAAAAGTCAGTTACCGAGATTAACGAACGCATTAGTAAATTGACTGCACTGGAGTACACAGAATGACTTTATATCAACGCTGGCTTGATGCCAAAAAATTGGAAGTTGCTGCGGTAGCTGAGCGCCGCGAACTTGAAGATTTGATTAGCAAAGAACTTGCAGTTCCTAAAGATTTGGATAGCACACTTCATTGCGAGGCTGAAGGTTACAAAATCAAGTTGGAAGGCCGTATCAATAAAAAGATTGACGCTGACAAGCTGCAAATGCTTGCTGCTGAAGCTGGCTTGTCTGAACATCTATCCAGCCTTTTCCGCTGGAAACCAGAGATCAATGCAAAAGTTTGGAATGCGGCTGCTGAAGTCGTGACCGGCCCTTTGCTTGGTGCTATTACGTCCACCCCTGGACGCCCCACTTTCACAATTACTAAGGAATAATCATGGCTTTTTTAGACGAAGAATTTAGCGTAGACACGCTGCCCGTTGGCAACAACAATTTTGAACCACTTCCAGAGGGTTGGTATAACGCCACCATCACGGGTGCTGAGGTCAAAGAAACTAAAGCGGGTGATGGCAAGTACATCGCCTGCAAGTACACCATAACTGGCCCGAGCCATCAGGGGCGCGTGGTGTTTGGAAACCTGAACATCAAGAACGCCAGCACAAAGGCCGAGGAGATCGGACGCCAGCAGCTAGGTGAAATCATGCGAGCCATTGGCTTAGCGAAGGTGTCTGACACTGACCAATTGATTGGTGGCAATCTTTGCATCAAGTTGACCGTGCGAACGGGTGAATACAGCGGCAATGAGATTAAAGGGTTCAAAGCCTTGGGCGGTGCTGCACCTGTTGCTCCTGCATCTTTTAAATCTCAAGTTTCAAGTGCTGCACCACTTAAGGCTGCACCACCTTGGGCAACAAAAAGATAATGATGTAACATGGCGCAACCCACTAGTGCTACCAACACTAGTGGGCTACTTCACAAACCATCGTTATAGGGGAACGACAGTATGAGCACATCAAATCTTACAGTACAGCAACTTTGTGAATTGTTGCATTACGACAGTCAGACTGGCGATTTCACATGGATTGTCAGCCGTGGCAATCAGTTTACCAAGCCAGGAATGAAGGCTGGTTTCAAGGATACATATGGGCATATGGGAATTGAGATCAACGGTAAACGCTACTTGTCTCACAGATTAGCGTGGTTATATGTGCATAAGAAATGGCCAGATCATCAAATTGACCATATCAACAGAGTGCGCGACGACAACCGCATTGACAATTTGCGAGATGTGCTTGGAATAGTTAATTTGAACAACAAAGGCAATTACCGCAACAGTACAACAGGCTTTAAAGGCGTCACTATTAAAAATGGGCGTTTTATTGCACAGATTACCGTGAATGGTAAATGCAAATATCTTGGCAGTTTTGACACGGCAGAGAAAGCTAGTCAAGCATATCAAAACACCCAAAAAAAAGACCCCGCTTTTTAACGGCGGGGTCAACTACTCAACAGGAGAGAAACCATGAAGATTCCCGAGCCAGAGGTTACCATAACTTCACTTATTGATAAAGCCCATGAGGCACGGTTAGAGAAGCCCCGCGCCCACATGGGCTGTTCTACGCTAGGCCATCACTGCGAACGTTGGATGTGGTTGAGCTTTCGGTGGGCAGTGCAAGAACAATTTAAGGGCCGCATCCTGCGACTGTTTCGCCGTGGCAACAATGAGGAAGCCACGATTGTCAGCGACCTGCGGGCCATTGGCATGAGCGTGACGGGCACCCAGCGCAAGGTGGACTTTGGTAGCCATGTGTCTGGCAGTCTGGACGGCATCGGCAAGGGGGTGCCTGGGGCAATCAAGACTGAACACGTTTTGGAATTCAAAACCCACAGTCTCAAGTCGTTCAACGACCTAGAGAAAAATGGCGTAGCCAAGAGTAAGCCAATGCACTTTACTCAGTGCCAAGTGTATATGCACGGCACCGAGTTGAAACGGGCTTTATATGTGGCTATCTGCAAGGACGATGACCGCATCTATACCGAGCGCCTAGAGTATGACAAAGATCATGCGGTGAAGGCTATTGAAAAGGGCCAGAGGTTGGCGCTGACAGACCGTTTGCCACCACCGATTAGCACCGACCCGACATGGTTTGAATGCAAGATGTGTGCGGCGCATGACTTTTGTCACGGTAGCAAGACCACCAAGCAGGTCAATTGCCGAACGTGCGCCCACTTGACGCCATTGTCCGATTCAACGTGGCACTGCGCCAAATGGGATGCTGTTGTACCGACTGACGCGCAGTATATTGGCTGCGAAAGCCATGTATTGCACCCTGACCTTGTGCCGTGGAAGCGTTTAGAAGGCCCAAGCGATTGGGTTGCAGTCTATGAGATAAATGGCCTTGGTTTGGCTAATGGTGAGCCAGGTGAGGGCGTGTACGGTAGCAAGGAATTGCTTGCTAATGCCAAGGCTTGCAGTGACCCTGCGGTGAACAAGATCAGGGCTGAGTGGGACGGGAGGGTTGTGTGATGAACCCCCAAATTCCAACAAAGCCGTGCGTTGTATGCGGCGTTAAAACAAACGAAACACAATCCATCATTGGAATTGCACACTATAAATGTTATATAAAAGCGGAAATACCAAAACCAATTTGCGATAAGTTGGCGTTTCTTGCGGGGGTAGTGGGATGATTCACTATCACGGATCACCAATTACACCAGCAACAGCTGCCGCCAAAGTCCTTGCAGGGCGGCATTCTTTTGTGTCGTTTGCACATCCAGATCAACTGCCCATTGCCATTGAAGTCTGCCAATCTTTTGCATTGGACAACGGTGCATTCTCTGCGTGGATGGGCGGCAAACCAATTACAGATTGGATGCCGTTCTATGAATGGATTGCAAGCCATATGAATCGACCAGGTTTTGACTTTTTTGTCATTCCAGACGTAATTGATGGAGATGAAAATGCAAATGACGCATTAGTTAGGTATTGCCCATTGCCTAAACATATTGCTGCACCTGTTTGGCATATGCATGAAACCACCGTTAGATTGCAATGGCTTGCCAGAACTTTTCCAAGAGTTTGCATTGGTTCTTCTGGAGAATATGCCGTTGTTGGTTCTTTAAAATGGTGGAATCGAATGAATGAAGCATTGTCAAAAATCATAGACCAACATGGATTTCCCATCACAAAACTTCATGGGTTGCGGATGCTAAACCCTGATGTTTTTACCAGAATACCTTTTCATTCTGCCGACTCCACAAGCGTTGGTCGGAATGTTGGTATTGATTCTGCTTGGAAAGGCACTTTTATGCCACCAGACAAGGATTGGAGGGCCGTTACCCTTGCGGCCAGAATCGAAGCACACAATTCAGCCACCCATTGGACAACTCAACCTCAACAGAAATCTTTATGCCTTTTCTAATCGCAATTTACTTAGCAGCAATGACGCTTGCAAACCTTTCAATCGCTCAGTGGGGGCCGTGGGTTTCACCCATTAACGCCTTCCTTTTTATCGGACTTGATCTCGCATTGCGGGACTTGCTGCACACCAGACTGAAGGCATGGCAGATGGGTAGTCTTATTGCCGCTACAGGTCTGTTGACTTATGCACTCAATCCAGCAGCAGGGATTATTGCAATAGCTTCTGCGGTATCTTTTACAGCCGCCGCAGTGGTTGATTGGGGTGTTTTTATTAAGGCATCAGGGACATGGTTTGCGCGGTCTACAAAGTCGAACATTGTTGGCGCAGCAGTTGACTCATTAATTTTCCCAACAATTGCTTTTGGTGCGCTTATGCCACAAATTGTGGCGGCTCAATTCTTGGCAAAGGTTGCTGGCGGTGCAATTTGGGGATTATTGATTCACAAATTACTTGGTAAGAATCAT